AAGTAACCTTTTGCTTTTACTAATACACGGCAAGAACCCAACTCATGAATCGGATCGTCCCGCAGATCAATCATTCCCGTGGCGGCAGGATTAACGGGTTGGAGGGGGTAGGTGCACGTCATAAGAGCGCCTGCACTTGAAACCAAGCCACCCTGTATCCCAGACTTAAACGCGTCCTCAACGCTACCGCCTTGAATTAGCGAGCCAACGCCGCCTGCCAAAGCACCCGATAAAAACGGGCTCATACCCGAAAACAGGAAGGACGTCGCTATCGGCAACAGAACAGGAGCAGCCTTCTTAAAGATGTCCTTAATTCCGCCAATCAAATCAAAGGCTTCTTCATAGCCCGTCATCGGATTGACGTTCATCTGACCACTGCCAACCGTGTACTCTTGCATGTCACGGCCCGTCTGCTCAAACAAATCCCGCACCGTCTGACGAACTTCAGGGTTATCCACCATGCCCTTGGGCAAAACTACCTCAGACTTAGTGGCGTGGATAACCTCTGTATCGCCGTTGCGGCCAAACTCATCTATATTTGATGCAAGAAAAGAACCAAGGCCCGCGGCCACTGGTCCGCCGTCCGCGTAGCCTGCAAATGCGTTTTGAAAAGCCGTTAAGTTTTGTTGGCCCAATTGAAAAATAGAGGGCCGAGGAGCGGCACCCGCGACTGGGTTGGAAGGATGGGAACGATTCATTGGCTGGACTTGATTCATGGGCATTCCGCCACCTAATTCACCAAAGTTTGTGCCACCTCCCAAGTCAAACCTATCTTGTGCCATTTGCTTAACCTCTTCAACAAAAGGCTCTACTTTTTCCTGCACAACACTTTGTGTTAAGTGTTGACCCAACATGTTCTTTAAAGGTTCAAATACCTGATCACTTAAACCGCCGCCTAATCCGCCTAGACCGCCCTGCATTTGAGACGACCGTATTGCAGCATTTTGCAACTGGTTTATTTGCTGTGGAAATCGTCCATACATGTTATATCACCGTCTTTTATGACACTGTACCAGAAGTTTGTAATAGTTTCTATGAAGAACTTACCGCGGCACGTGTATCCACCCTTAGCCAATTTGATCCATCGCCAAACGCAACAACAGGACTACCCGCCGCACCGTTTGAAACATATATTAATGTGCCTGTCTCTACCGCAGGTAATGACGCCACGGTATATGTAGGCAACGGCATACCCACCGTGTTGTTTGCCGCAGTATCCGACTTTAACCTAAGCACCGTATTACTCTCATATATAGTGCCCACTTCGTCTGAAGCTTGTGCAGACGAAGGTATCTCAATCAAGATAGGCTTTGCTATAGCAGGGTTTGCAATTTGAGTTGCAAACACAGAAAAAGACCTGACAACTTCCGACATATATTGTTGAGTATATTCCGGTGGGGGAACGGGAAAAAACGGAATGGGTGCAATGGACATTATCTTCTCCCATCCGGTCTTATGTCAACGCGAGGAATACCTAACCGCCATAAAACTTCGTCATCCGTAGACTGGACCTTAAATCTAAAACTACGACCTCTCAGTCTGGTCTGATACTGACTTGTATATTTATCTACGGGGACACTTTCCGTCTTGGTAAGAGTGTTGGTATTAGTGGTTTGCGCGGGTAATCCCGGCGCATTTTTTGCGCTTAGTATAAAATCCACAGTAGTGTCGTTGTTAGTGGTTTCTCTGAAATTTAAATCGGGTAAGACCCTACTTACAAAGGAAAACTGATTGCCGTCTGAAATCCCAAGATCTCCAGACTCAATAAACGACGCGGTGTTCTGAGTCTCGTCTGTATAAACTGACCCAACCTCGTGATTGTAAAGATAATTGTTACCCCCCGTACCAACAGGTAGTGCAGATATTCCACGATCTAACCAAGCGGTCCTAGATAGTTTTCCAACGTACCACAGTTTTTCAAAGTAGTTGTAAACAACGTAACTGTCGTTTTCCGTAGAATCCGCGGAAGGGTAAAACCACCACACCTCTCCAAAAGAAATGTTGGACCCCGACGCAACCTTATCAGACTGCCCTGTATTAAAGTCGTTAAATACATGGTCACGAACCGTGCAAGGAATACGCTGTACTGCACCTGTATAGCTATAGAACTCTGCTGCACCCATCCAAAAGACGGCATCATCTACTGCGACAGCGGCTTTAGGGCTGGCAATACTTATGTTGCTAGAGATAAGGTTGATACCAAAGGTAAAGGGTGGGCCAATAAACTGCATTGCATAAATAGCAACGTCTGTAAAAACTAAGATCTGTTGCCTTGTTTCTACCGCTTGAACAATCTTTGACCCCGAATCGATTCTTAAAGAATCGGCACTGTTTGTTTCAGTTGGATACCAATCAATTGGATTAGCTTGGCTGGAGAACCTGATCAACATAGGATCCTGTGAGCCATCTCCCTTAGCTGTTGAGGGCGAAGCACCCAATCCATCGCATCCAAATGCAATCACATGCCTGTCACGATCTGATAAAAGCACTTGAGCTGCTTTTTGGGGCACAGAAGTAGGACTTCCTGATAGCGTGGAGAGTTCTACACCGCGTGTACCAACCCCAGTTGTTTTGTCCCAGTAAAATACCTGACCATTACGCTCGTTAAATATAAGGTCTTCACCAAAGTTATCATGTGACCATATGCGAAGATTACTTATTGCTGTCTGAGTTCCAGTTGCGATACCTTCCCCCCAGCCGTTAAAGTTATTAGCCGTATTGGTATTACCTACAACAAGGAATATGTTTGCTCCATTAGAGTGGGTAGCCGCACTACTACCTTTTGTCCCGCGAGTAACCGTCAAAGTATCTGTAGCAACTGATCCCACTGTCATAAGCTCACTGCCCACCAGCACTATGTCGTCGGTTGCAAAATTAGAACCCTGACCTGACGCTACATCTACACCTGTTTCAGAAGCATCTAAATCTTCCGCAATAGTAGTTTGAAATGCAGAGTTGTTTGTGCCACCAAATAAACCTGCGCCCCACCCAACACCGGATACAGATGAGTTAAGTCCTGTGCCTATCTGGTAGGTTCCAACTACGCTGCTACCGCCATTCCCTGTATCGCTCCCGTTAGCATTCACCGCCGTAGCGTTTAAGCCTCCTGTAACAGTGATGCTTTCAATGCTGCTAACGGTGCGAGCAGATATTTTATAGCCATTTCCGTCTATAACTTCTGTAATTTGAAACTCTTGGTTTAATATAGCCGCAGTGATGTTGCCGCCTAAAGACACCGCCCCAGAGAAAGTTACAAAATCATTAACCACACAACCGTGATTTACATCCGTAACCGTGATTACAGGAGATCCATTTGTGGCAGCAAAAGTAACATCCCCCGCAGAAGTAGTATTCCTGATAGGCGTAATATCTTTATAGTCCGCACCCTGCTTAATATAATACTTCTGTTCAGTCCCCACGCCTAAAAACTTTTCTCCGCTGAGAGCAACCCATTCGTGCAGCCCACGGCACTGACCAAGAAAAGCTTTGTTTGTACTTCTATCCCAGCCGTTAAGCTTCTCTGGATAGCCAAACCTAAAACGGATTTTATCGCAATCAATCCAGCCGTTTTCCTCAGAGTAAGGAGTGATCTCTTTGTTGATTCCAGCTTTAAATCTTAGGTCTGTATAAGGCATTTTCTACTCTCTACACCTGTGGTACGGCTTCGTATATTATTACAAGCTTTCCCACACCGCCTGTGCCACCAGTAGACTGACCGGGGGTGCCGCCATCCCCCGTAACAACCACAGGGCCAGCACCACCCCCAGCAGCAGCACCTATACCTTGTGGGCCTGTAACATACTTACCAGAGTAAAAACTGGCAATAGAGGCGGCAACATCTATATCTGTAACACCCGATCCACTACTTGTACCGGGATTGCCGGGGGTGCCAGACCCAGTAAAGCCGCCCGTATAACCCCGACCACCCGTACCGCCTGTGCAAGATATACTTACGCCAGTAAAGCTTAATGTGCTGGTGCCGCCAGTGCCGCCAGTGCTTGAGGTACCAGTTGAACCCGGAACGCCATTAGTAAATGAGCCTGCCCCTGCGGCACCAGCGGTAAAAGAAGCGCCAATTAAAGTGGTTACATCGCTAACAAAAAAACCAAAGTCACCACCAGCGCCACCAGCCGCGCCTGTTCCCCTTGCGAAGTTACCATATACTACGCCCGCACCGCCGCCGCCGCCGCCAGATACCCCAACCCAAGCACCAGCGCTTCCGTTTATATCATCCGCGGAAAGAGTTATTGTGCTAGTAAAAGTATCTGAAGTAAGGGTGTAAACATTCTCCTTACCGCGAAAGTCGTCAATAGAGATAACTCCGCTGGCAGGTATGCCAGAAGGATTTGACACAAGACCATAATATTCCGACAAAGATATCGGGTTTGAACCACCAAACTCAGTCTGTATGTCGCCCAGACTTGCTGTTCCTGTTGGCACGGCCATGCTTAAATACCTTCTTTATGCACTACCAAATGCGGTTACATCATCTTCTACGGTAAGAGCGCCTGCACTCGTTAGTTTAAGTCGATCTGTTCCGCTGTGAGAAAACTTTAAATCAGATCCTGATTGAGTAATTTTCCAGTCACCTAATACAATCTCCCCACTTGACCCGTATATTACAGCCTTACTATTTACGACAGTACCCGCAGAAGCTCCATCTAAAAGACCCAACTCAGTGGTAGTTACGTCTGATACAGATAAATCACCGCCAGAATCTGCAACAAGTACACGATCTGCGGTCAGATCAGTTATACGAACTGCGGCCTTGCCACCCATTCCTGAATGATTGGAGCAATAATAATACAGAACAGCAGGGGCATCTTGCTCTAGCTTAACCTGTGTAAACGCACCCGCACTCCCCGGCGTACCTACCGCCGTAATCCCCGTAGTGAATGGAGCAGAGGGCGAGTTGTTATCATTCGTGGAAAACACTAATGGGTGTGTAGCGTTTGTACTATCAGACTGATCAAACCTATATGTAACAGAAGGCTTTATCTCTATCGTTTGCTGGGAAGTTCCATCAATGACGAACTTACCCCCTGCAACAGTAACTGCGACAGTTGCAAAAGGCATAGAGCTTGCATTAGAAAATTCTTCTACTGCTGCACCTGAACCCGCTCCATCTGCCAATACAATAGCGGAATCACCCGCCGCAATGGTCACATTAGAACCGCTGCCCTGAGTAACAATAACGGTCTGGTTGGTGCTGTTTACTAGCATATACATTCTGGCACGATCATTCTGCTCCAGAGTAACTGTGCAAGCCCCACCGGGAGTGCCCGTAAACTTTATAGCTTTATAGTGCCCGTCTTGTGCCGCAGAAGGCTGCGCTGCAACAGGAAGAGTATAAGACGTACCCGTAAGAGCAATAGAGGCAAACCCATTCGCAGCCCTGTCTAATATCTGCAAGTTGACGTTGGTACTATCTCCCCATGTACCAGCTTCGTCGCCCGTGGATATTAACTTTACGCCATTAGTGCTTGTATATGTAGCCATCTGAACCTACCTGAAAAGTTCTATAGAACTTATTATATTTGAATTACCGTATTTAAGCAACAAGTGTCCACTCTGGGTCATCTGAAGGAGTTATTTCTGTCCAGTTTGGATCTTGCGTTGGGTCTATAAGAACCCAGTTTGGATCTTGTGCTGGAACTATCAATCCATACACCATTACCTGCCCAATGGAAATTGTCATCTCCACGCCCGTAACCGCGATTCCCGCGACGAGAGTAGCATCTTGGCCCGTTAGAGCAAAAGACCCCGCATCTGCAACTAATCTTCTGGTGCGGTCAAAGTCTACAGCTTGACCTGTAAGAGTAAACGAACCTGCACTCGCAGGCATACTTATTGCGATATTAAATCCAACGTCTTGCCCTGCAAGGGCAAACGAACCTGCACCTGCTTCAAGTAAAACACCCGATTTGAAATTAGCGGTTTGCCCCGTAAGGCTGAAAGAGCCGTGATTCGCAGTAAAATTATAGTTTCTGACTTGAACTAAATCCGCATCTTGGCCCGTTAAAGAGAAAGACCCTGCACCAAAGGCTTCTGTTAAGGATTTTTTGAGTGCCGCATCTTGACCTGTTAGAGCAAAAGAACCCGCATTCGCTTCCAGCCTTGCGCCAGAAAGGAGTGAAGCATCTTGGCCTGTCAAAGCAAAGGAGCCTACTCCTGCGCTTAAATTAAGATCCTTCTTTAACCCAACAGTTTGGCCAGATAGTGCAAACGCACCCGTCTCAAATATTTCGCCAATTAGGATACCCGCATTCTGACCTGTCAGCGCGAATGAACCCGTGCCCCCAGATATGTTTATCTCGCGGTTTATGGTTGCAGCTTGGCCTGTGAGGGTGAATGAACCTACGTCTGCACTAAGTACCCTAGCTTCATTAAAGCTTGCATCCTGACCTGTAAGGGCGAAGCTACCCGTTTCTGCATTAAGAAGAGCGCCCGCAGCAAGAGATACGTCTTGCCCCGTAAGAGTAAAGGAACCTGTACCCGCGACTTCCCTAAGCGCTTTGTTGAACTCTACAGCTTGTCCCGTAAGCG